AGTTAGTAGGCATAGAGGCAGGGCCACAATTGAGTAAGTTAATGGTTAGGTTTATGTCTCCTAATGAGAGTATTAAGGACGTGAAGGCTGCTAATGCGGAGGTAATACAGCATTTAGACCCTGATAATCCTAAGAGGAAGGCGTCTTTTAACTAGTGCGGGAGTATATTAAGGGTGTTATCACTCCTGAAGAGGCAAGTAATTTATCTAATACTGTCGGCTATCTTGATTTTACAGATGCTAGGTTGGGTGGTGTATTGGATATTATCAAGGGTTTTGTTGATGTTCGTCTCTGGAAGCCTTCATATGTACGAGTGGAGGAGAACAGGTTAGGTCATCCTTGGCATATAGATCAGGGTAATACGGGGCATATGACTTGGTGCGATTACAGCGCCAGCGTTTTGTTAAGCCATCCTAGTAAGTTTGACGGCGGGGGTTTTTATTTTTTTGGTGACGAAGAGCCTACTTACCATTACTGTGATTTGTTATTGTATGATAGTCACCCTAATAACCGACACTGTGTTAAACGCAATTCAGGAGGGAGAAAGGTCTTGTTGATGTTCTTTAACTCGTTATGAAAGATATAGCACAGCTAACAATACCATACGCACCCCGTCCTTTGCAACAAGACCTGCACATGGACTCTACTAGATTTAAAGTGCTTGTTTGCCACAGGAGATTTGGAAAAACTGTCTGGGCTATTAACCAAGCTATCAGCAGGGCTATTTACTGTTACGGCAATGAGATGAAAAGCCCTCGCGTTGCTTACATAGCTCCTTTGCTTAAACAGGCACGAACAGTTGCTTGGGACTACGCGAAAGAGTTTTTATCAGCAATGCCGGGGTATAAACCCAATGAAGGCAACTTGCACATAGACTTTCTTGATAACTGCCGTCTTAACCTGTACGGATCAGATAACCCGGATGCCGCCCGTGGCATTTACCTAGACGACGTTGTGCTAGACGAATACGCTCAGATGTCACCTAAGATGTGGTCAGAGATTATACGCCCTGCCCTGTCAGATAGAAGAGGTACTGCTAGTTTTATAGGTACTCCAAAAGGTAAAAATAATTTTTTTGAAATTTACGAAAGGGCTGTTAAGGATGAGTCAGGGCAGTGGGCAGGGTATTTGTATAAGGCTTCTGACACACAGTATGTTGATAAAGGTGAGCTAGACTTTGCAGCCGGGGATATGTCTGAAGAAGAATACGCACAAGAGTATGAGTGTTCTTGGGAAGCTGCAATCCGTGGCGCTTACTATGGTAAGATAATGGAGAGTATAACCAAGAAAGACCAAGTTACTTCTGTCCCGTATGAAAGTTCTATTCCTGTAATAACAGCTTGGGACTTAGGAATAGATGACATGACTGCTATATGGTTCTGTCAGAGAGTTGGTAAAGAGATTAGATTAATTGATTATTATGAAAGTTCTGGTGTTGGGCTTAATCATTACGTCCAAGTTCTGAGAGAGCGAGATTATACCTATGGGGATCACTATCTCCCGCATGATGTTCGCGTCAAAGAGATGTCTTCAGGCAAGTCAAGGCTAGATGTATTGAGGTCTTTAGGGCTAACGCAGATAAGGGTTGTGCCTAAAATATCTTTAGAGGACGGAATAAACGCCGTAAGAACTATACTAACTAGATGCTGGTTTGATGCGAAGAACTGCAACCGTGGGGTAGAAGCCTTGCGCCAATACCGTACCGACTACGATGACAGAACCCAGACTTATCGTAACAGGCCATTGCATGATTGGACATCCCACCCTTGCGACGCCTTTAGATACTTAGCTGTATCCTTGCATGATCCTATTGACCCGGCTACTGTTCCCAGACTTGCCCAGCAAGATTATAATATTTTTGATCCTATGGGACACGACAACAACCTAGCAAGTAGCAGTGATTGGGTTCCGTGGTGATCCGTGGAATGACAGAAGATGACTTGCCACATCTTATAAAAATGGGCGAAAAATTTTACAACGAAACACCAGAATATAAATTGTATAAGTTTGAAGAGGCTAAACTACAGGAATTAGGGTGGAGATGTTTAACAGAGCCAGACAGTATTTGCTTAGTCTATGACAAGAAAGGCATTAAAGGTATGCTGGCTGGTGGCGTATACGAACAATTTTTCTCATTTGACTTGACAGCAAGTGAATTGTTTTTATTTGTAGAGAAAACTGCAAGAGGAGCTTTGATAGGAAAACGTCTAATAACGGGCTTTGAGTTCTGGGCAAATAGCATGGGTGCTAGGGAAACGCGAGTTGGAGTGTCTTCTGCTATTAAAACTGATAGAACTATTGGCTTTTATAAAACTTTAGGGTATTGTGAGACTGCAAACATATTAAGAAAGGAATTATAATGGGCGGTATACTTAGTCCAATGAGGCCCCCGGCTCCCCCACCCCCTCCTGCGCCTATGCCAGCGCCCGTAGCTCCAACAAGGAGTGACGCAGATATTAGGGCAGCTAGGGACAATGAACGCAAACGAAGGTTAGCGTCTGCTGGTAGGCAATCGACAATTCTAACTTCTGGTCAGGGCGTGACGGAAGAAGCATCTACAACTAAAGCTACGTTGTTAGGTGGGTATTAGTTTAATCAATGGCAGTACGCAAAAAATTATTCGTGCGAATGTAACTACTTTGATTAAGAAAGCAAATATGCGTCGCACACAAGCTATTGCCATTGCAAACCGCAAAGCTGGCAAAACGAAAAAACGTAAACTTGCTTCTATGGACAGAAAAATATGAAACCAGAACAATATATAGCCAGACTAGAAAAACTTGAAGGCGATAGGCGCAACTGGGATGACCATTGGCAGGAAGTTGCAGAAGTAGTTTTCCCACACCGTTCTGATTTTACCAAAGAAGTTACGCGGGGTGAGCGTAAGAATGTAAAGATTGTAGACTCTACAGCAGTAAACGCTAACGAATTACTAGGCGCAGGGCTGCATGGGATGCTTACAAACCCAGCATCAAAATGGTTTAAGCTACGCTTGTCTGACAATATGTTAATGGAAGACTCTAATATTAAGATGTGGCTAGAAGAAGTTGAGCGAAGGATGTATATTGCTCTTAACTCTCCTAGAGCTAAATTCTCTTCTCACATACATGAACTGTACCTAGACATGACGGCGTTTGGCACAGGAACTATGTTTATAGGGGAAGACCCTGTTACTGGCGATCTTAATTTTTCTACTAAACATTTAAAAGAGTGTTATCTAGCAGAGGATGCTCAAGGATTTATAGACACAGTTTACAGGAAGTTTGAGTATACTGCTCGTCAAATTGTGCAAAAATGGGGCATTGAAAGCACATCTAAAGACGTTAGGGCTGCTTTTGAAAAGGACGACATGGATAAAAAGTTTGTAATTATCCATGCAGTGCAGCCAAGGTCAGACTTTATCCACGGGTCATTGGCTCGTAAAGATATGCCAATTGCTTCTATTTATATTTTGCGTCAGGAAAAACATATTCTTGAAGAAGGTGGCTTTGAAGAAATGCCATACGTTGCGCCGCGTTGGGCTAAAGTAAGCGGAGAAACTTACGGAAGAGGGCCGGGTATTAGCAACTTGCCAGATATAAAAATGCTACAAGAGATGTATAAAACAGTCTTGAAAGCAGCGCAGAAGATAGTTGATCCCCCATTGCAAGTCCCAGACGACGGAGCGCTTAACCCTGTTAAGACAGTGCCGGGTGGCCTTAACTTCCGTAGGGCTGGCAGCGATCCAATTACACCTTTGCAAACAGGTGGCAATATTCCTATAGGCGAGTCACTATTAAATGAAGTACGGCAACGAATACGATCAGGGTTTTACATAGATCAGTTACAGTTGCAACAAGGCCCACAAATGACGGCTACAGAAGTGTTGCAGCGCCAAGAAGAGAAGCTAAGATTAATGGGTCCAGTGTTAGGAAGGCTTCAATCAGAGTTGCTCGGCCCGATGGTAGAAAGAGTGTTCAGTATTATGTTGCGTCGAGGTAAACTACCTCCTGCGCCGGAAGTATTAGCGGATGCAGAATATGACATTGAATATGTATCTCCACTCGCAAGAGCGCAAAAACAAACAGAAGCAAACAGTCTATTAAGAGTTTTTGAAATAGGTTCGGCTATCATACAAATGCAGCCTGAATCTGCCCAAGTCTTTAACGGCGAGGATACGATTCGGTGGTTGGCAACAGATATATTTGGTGTTCCAAATAGTCTGATAAAATCCGCTGAAGAAATGGAGCAGATTAAACAGCAACAAGCAGAGATGCAACAGTTGCAGCAAGGGCTTGCGACAGCGCAACAAGGCGCTGATGTCCTCGAAACCGTTGGCAAAATGGGATAATGAACAAATCAAAACTGGAACAACGTCGTACAGAGTACGAGATTGTTTTTGGGACAAATGAGGGACAGCGGGTTTTAAGAGACATCGTTGCCAATTCGTTTGTCTTGGATACAACCTTTGACCCTGACCCACACGCAACTGTATTTAATGAAGGCATGAGAAACACTGCACTTCGCATACTTTCTATACTTCATTACAAACCTGTAGACTTTTTAAACCTACCTCAAGGAGTAGAAGCAAATGAATACTAACGTAACCGAAGAAGTTGTAACTGAAGTACCAGCAGAGGGGTTGCCTGAAGTTACTTCAGCAACAACAACCGAAACAGCAGAAACAGATTGGCGTAGTTCTTTGCCGGAAGAGTTGCGTAGCAATGCTACGTTAGAAAAATATTCTTCTGTTGAGTCGTTAGCAAAGGGCTATTTAAATGCTTCTTCTATGCTTGGTAAAGATAAACTAATAAAACCAAACAGTGACGATGAGTGGAGCGCATTTTATAACGAGATGGGCCGTCCAGAAGACCCAGCAGGATATGAGTTTCCAGCAGCAGCAGCAGACAGCGGTTTTGAAGTAGATGCAGAAATGGTTGATAAGTTTCGATCTGTTGCACACGAAGCAGGACTTTCTGGAAAACAAGCTCAACAACTGTACGAATGGTACACTGCTAATAATGCAGAGCAATTTGAGCAAGCTGTTTCTAACGCAGAAACTTCGCTGGCTGAATCAGAAGCTTCTATGCGGAAAGAATGGGGAAAAGCTTACGATCAAAAAATGGAGCAAGCTTTAAGGGCTGTAAGGCAATTTGGCGGAGAACCTTTGGTTGAGGAGCTAAACGCTACAGGTCTAGGCAACAATCCTAATCTTATAAAAGCTTTTGCTCTAGCCGGAGAAAAAATTATGGGCGACCAGCAGCTTGAAGGAGAGGGTAGCAGCATAATGACTCCTCAACAAATTAAAGAAGAAATAGCTGCAATACAGAATGACCCTAGCTTCTATGATTCTAACAATCTTGAAAGGCCAGCCTTGGTTCGTAAGATGCAAGTATTAATGGAAGAGCTACACGGCACGGAACCAGTAGGAGGGTATTCAATTGGATAAGGTAGAAATTAGATTAAGGGTTCTGGAAGCGGTAGCTCACCATTGTTCTGCTAGGGAATGGAACGATGTTGACATATTAGCAGAGAAGGTTAGAATATTATCTGATTTTGTTTTAGATCAACGAAGCATTTCTCCTTTGAAAAAACCTGAAATGCGAAAACCTGATTTAAAATTAAAGTCCAAGATACCAGCGTAAGCTGCCTTGGCATTGCGTCCCAATTAAGATAGGCCGGGAAACCGATACCCTAGAAAAGCGGGTTTAACTCTTGGTGTAACTTTTAATGGAGGGACGGCTATGTCCACTCAAATTACTACTGCCTTTGTGGAACAGTATTCCGCAAATGTTATGCACCTTTCACAACAGAAGGGTTCACGTCTGCGTAGTTGCGTAGACAGCGAAACTGTCAATGGCAAAAATGCTTTCTTCGAGCAAATTGGAAGCGTAAATGCTAGAGAACGTACCACACGTCATCAGGATACTCCTCAAATGGACACCCCACACGCTAGGCGTCGGGTTTCT